AACCTGGCCAGATGTCAGCGCAGCAGCAGTTGTGCCACCAAACCCACGGGTCACGGTCAGGTCGTTAGCGACAACGGCAGTAACCAGCAGCACTTCGTCAGAACCGACAGGGCCGAGCGTCATGCCTGGGCGGAACTTGGTGCCGTCAACCACGGGCACGGTGGTAGCGCCAACCAATACGGCGCCAGTAGTTGGCGAGCTGGTAGCGTCAACGCGCATGTCCAGCCACGACATTTTATAGCCGTCGTAAGGAGTGCGAGGAGTGCCGAAAGATACGGTTTGCAAGATACCAGTACGGTTCGAGCGGGCAATGTCGAAAGCCTCGTTGATGATCTTGTCATTCAACAGGGCGCTAAGGTTGCCAGATAGTTGTTCGTTAGCCATTGGTGCCACCTATATTATGGAAGTTGTGCTTTTAAGAAGCCTGCAAGGTCGCCGCGTTTTTTGGCTGCCTCGGCTTTTTCGTTGCCTTGCTCAGCAGCACCGCCGCCTGTCTTGCTACCGGGAGCACCGCCGCCCGAGGATTGGTTGCCTTTGCGCAGGGCTTCAAAGTCGCCCGTTGCAAACATCTCTTTGATCACGTCATCAGCGGACTTGCCGCCCTTACCGATAACGCCTGCTTCGCTGTATTCCAGCTGGTCACGGATAAACCGCGCCATGATCTTTGCATTGGCCGGGCTGTTCGCCTCAGTCAGTGCGGCTTGCATCGCGGCACTATCAAGCGCCTGATTTGCAATGCTGCCTTTAAGCTCAATCAAGGCCTTGCGCTCAGTTTCCGCTTCTGCCTTGTAACGCTCGGCAAGGGTCTTGTATTCGCCTTGCTCGTGCTGCCGTGCAATCTCTGCGTCCTGCTGGGCTTTCTCAAGTTCTGCGGCTTTCTGTTTCGCAGTCTTGGTTTCTTCCAGCAGCTTTGAATGATGCCCTTTAAGGCGCTCGTTCTCGGCTAGCAGTGCTGCCACGTCAACTTCTGGTGTCGGGTCTTGCGATACTGGGTCAGTCACGGACTGTATTCCTTGGTTAATGGGCCACTGGCCGGTTATTCGAATCATAAGCCATGATAGAAGTGCTTGCAAGCTGCGTGCCAACTACTCCAGCGTTATGCCTTCCCGCGCCCGCAACTCGTCAAGCGTGTAAAGCCGGCCAGAGTCATCAGCGAACCGATCAAGAGGCACCTGCCCAGACTTGTAAAGCTCATAGCGCGCGCCGTCACCATCGAAAAACTCAAGCTGGAACGCTTTAGGCTGGCGCGCTAGGAATTTAGCGTAATCGGTCTTTGCTGATACCGGCCCCTGATAACTCGCCCGCGTTGCACCTTCGCGCAATGCAGCAAAACGATCATCAACAACGGCCACGCGAAGGCACCGGCAGTTGTACCCTAGCGGCGTCTGCGGGCCTTCACCTACTGGATAGATGTTCCCGTCGAGTGCTGCGTGCTCAATACGGGTGGCAGAGTCGAGTGTCGCCACCCACTCTTCACCCTTCAAAACATCCGCATTGGCCTTGTAGACCTCGGCGCGTGCAACACTACCGGCAGCATTCGCAGCAGTCCTGACGACGGTTTCCGCCTGCGCCCTGGTCCGCGTATTCACCAGCGACATCACATTGCGCGTGATCTCAGCATTCGTCGAACCGGCAGTGATCCCAGCTTGCACGGTCGTCATCACTTCGCGCGATACGCCACTGGCGAACGTATCGAAGATGCCAGAGAACGTCGTGTTAATCGTCTTCTGCCCGCTGATCAACTTCATCGGGGCGGACGTAACAGCAGCCCCAAGTGCGACAGGCGAAACGCCGGCAAGCTCAACTGTGACGGCGCCTTGCAATAGCTTCTGAGTAAAGCCAGCCTCATAGACGGCAAACTCTGTCATGTTCGCCGTCATCAGTTCTTCCAGTTCAACACCAGCAGCCGAAGTAATGGCCATGATGTCGATTTGCAGGGCGATAAGCCGAGCTGTCTGGAAGTCGGTCAAGTCCTGTCGCTGTAGTGCGGCGCGGATCTCCTTGGCCATCTGTTTCAGGATTGGCAGCGATTCTTTGACTTGTTGGCCGGCGAACCTTTGCAAAAAAACCTGGTGCCTGGTAAGTCGATCAACCAGGTATGTGTTAGCACTCATACAACAGGCGCCAACGGCTCAACATCACCAACCTCTGCGTCCAACTCTTCGTCGGTACGGTTCTGCGCAATCAAGCCGCCACCTCGCAACTTGGAGCGCACGTCTTGCACTGCGATCACTTGACGGTCAAGCAATTGGATCATTGCCATGATGGTCTGGGCGTCTAGGCTGTCAGGGTAGAATTGCTGGTTAAGCTGGTATTTCACTTCGTCCGGGTTGCCGCCCATGAATAGAGCGCAATCCTTGATAGCAGCCAGCACGCCAGCAGAGACGTTATTCGTGGCAGACAGTAGCGCACTGGAGCGAGTCGATGCGTCGATGCGCGCAGCCTCAGCGGTTTCCTGTACGCTCGGCGTGATCATGTTCGCGCCTACCGCGAGCATTTGATCCTCAAGACTCTTTAGCTTCTCGCCAGTTGCGCTGGTGGCTTCAAGTTGCAGCAGATTGGCTGTGCCAGAGTCACCAAGGAAAATACCCTGATCTGCGCCTACGGTGATGCCGTTCGGGTTGGCCTCTTTCCATTGCTCGTTGCTCATGCTGGACGAAATAACCAGCGTGCCGCCGCTATGGATGTGCAGGCATTTAGCTTGGTCAGCAGTGACCTGGTAGTGAGCAGTGTTTAGATCAACAATCCCGCTGATTGGCGCATGGTCAATGTCAGGACGGTTATTCTCGGCGCCGATGATCTGGAGCGGAATGTGGTCAAACGTGCTGCCGGTGAAGTCTACCGGCGCGAACTCTTCGACAACCACTTCGCCTTTGTCGTCGTAGATGGCCTGAGTGTAAACGCCATCACGCAAGCGCAGCACTCGGTACTGCTTCTTAACCTCGACGGTGAATTCGTCTTTCTCGATTTCCGTCTGCTCGCATAGCTTGATCATCATCAGCTTCATTACGCCGCCGACTAGCTCAAACTTCCAGTTGTCCGCCGCCTCTGCTGCGTATGTGGTGATACGTGCTTGAAGGTTCCGGCGTGCAACTTCCTCGGCGCTCAAACCTGGCTCTGACTGCGGATACTCAGACAGCAGGATTGACCGGCCAACAATTAGCACTTCGTCGAGGCACAGCTTTGCCAGCTGCTCAAGAGAGAGGCCAGCTCCGTCTGCGTTCGCCTCAAGGTATTCAAGCTGCGACGGTAGCTCGACATCAGCCGGAAGGCGGAACACCATTCCAGAAAGGCCGGCGACGGTGTAGGACGACACAGGCATCCATACGGCGCGCATCTGGTAGCGAGCATAACGCAACCGCGCAGCAGGGCTTGCGTCAGCCTCTGAGTCGTCAGGCAGAAACATAGTTCCGGCGAGCTTTACCGCGTCCTGGCCATCTGTCGCGGCTCGATTCTTGCGCCACCGCTCGGTATTGGCTGAGTATTCTGCGCAGACAGATGTAATGGGCATGGTGTGATCCTGGCTTTAAATATGCAGGAAGTATGCCATAAAAAACGATAGCGGTAAAAAAGCCGGCGATGTTGGCCGGCTTTGTGGTTATGGTTTGCGGTAGCTTAGGCGAATCTTGAAACAAGCGCCTTCGATATTTCTGGATTCCCGGCGCTCTTTGCCAGCTCAACAGCAAGCTTGTGCTTTTCAGCCCTCCATGCTTCGTGCGCAGCCTGCACGCTATCAAAAAGACCAATGTACTTTCGACCTTCTGCTTGCACCCTTATCTGCGCCATAAATTTACCTGTAGCCTTGTGAGCGCATACACCTATAGGCAGGCTTCCGCGAGTAGCCGAGCTGTCAGTAAGAAAGCTGTTTATTTCGCGACTTACAAAGCAACAAGTTTCCGGGCTGTAAATCTTGTTTCCAAGCACAAGCAGGTCTTTGTCTAGCTGCTTTCCTTGCCAATCTTGCAGCTCCATCCACCTCTTAAAGCTGCTGAATTTTAACCATTCTGCGCAAACATCTGCCCCAGCGTATGATGGGCGCCTCGATCTTTCGATCTTGCAATAAGCACGCTTAAGCATGTTTTTCCATACCAGAAAGTATGGACAAACTTTCCGTGTTGCTTTGCATTGGGTTACATAGTCTGCGTCATTTATTCCGCGGCCATAAGTAAGTCGCGGATTCTTGAAGTTGCGCTTGCCAGTCATAATTTATCCATCCGCTTTTCCTCCGCCGCCATTAGGATGTTTTCACACTGATCTGCAACATCTTCGCCGTATTCAAGCTCAATGCTTTTCAGCCATTCCTGCGCTGCCTTAATGCGTGCATCAGATTCGATTTGCTCGGGGGTGCGGATGGGGCGGAATTCCAGATTCTCAATATAGCCGCAGCGCTCGGCACAGCTTTCAGAATCGTAAAGAAAGCGATGCTTGCCGGCGAATAGGATTGTGCATTTTTCCCATTCAGGATTGCTCAGCTCTCGGTTAAACACATCACACACAACCCCAACCGGCGGCAGACCTTCGCCAGACCATGACGGGGTGGTTGGGCGCTCAATGCACTTATGCTCACGCTGAGCAAATTGGAATGCCTTGCACCACATTCCAGTCCATACAAGCGGCGCGCAACCATAGCCAGCCAAGTACCACTCTTCTGTAGGCGGATAATAATGCGTAGCCCCTTCCGGCGCCTTACTCCAATCAATCTGTTTGCTCATTTCTTCAACTCCGATCAGTTGTTTTTCAGAATGTCGCCGTTAATTTCCATGCGCTTACGGTCAAGCTCGCGGACGGTATCAATTACGCTTGATGCGTAGAACACCTCTTCCCGCGTGTAGTTCGTGCCGTATTCTCTGTTCATGATGCGGGCCTTGTGCTCTGCTCCGATGTAGTCCATCACAAGCGCGCAGTAAATAATCAGGCCAAGGCAGCCGATCACCACCGAGATCATTCCGATCACCGCGCAAATAATGCTATCCAAGCTGCTCGCCATCGCCAGAATCACGGCGCCAACCACTGCCAAAGTCACCAACCCGCAAAGCAAAAGAATCATTTTTCAATCTCCAATCGCGGCCAATCCGCCATAGCACTATACACTATGCGCGGGCGGTGTCTAGTATCCGAAGCGTATCGGTACAGCCATAACCGGCTTATGAATCGGCATTTCGAATGCAATCGGATAACCGCTAGCATCGTTCTGGTGATCGTTTCCGGCTGACTTATCAGGCTCGCCGTTTGCGTCATAAGACTGCTGCTCAAGACAGCGCGCGGTAGACGGGCACGCCTTATCGTTGACGAATAGCCGGCCCTTGCTGAATGCCGTATTCATGGCGAGCACGCGATCCTTGACGGCTGGGTTTTTCGACTTCGCACGGACCTCAAAGCGTGCCTGACTCAGCAGCGCGATATCCGAAGAGCTGGCGTCAACAGATTTTCGGCTTCCACCGCTGGCGTCAGGGTAGACAATGATCCGATGCCCAGCATCCTGCCAGCGCTCCTTGATCACGCGAATCATGTCGGGCGTGTCGAGTATGTCTTTCAGCTCAGCAACGGCGTGCCATGTATCGCCGCGCACGACATAAACGGTTGCGGCCATTTTTTGGACGTTGAAGTCCATCCCAATATAGAGCGTTTCTCGCTCCTTGATTGTCTCGACAGACCGGCACTTAACCCGATCATAGTTGCGGTACACCGTGCCGCTTGTGAGGTTGACGAATTGTCCGCGCAGGTAG